TAAATCAAATATTGGCGTCAGTTGGACAGGCGCCTGTAACTACCCTCGACCAAACCAACCCGGACGTTGCGATTGCTTACGACACACTATTACAAGTGTCCCGAGAAGTACAGGCAGAAGGATGGTCCTTTAATACTGAAGAGAATATCAAAGAGACTCCAGATGTTAATGGATATATTTCATATCCAGCTAATGTCCTACAGATGGATCTAACAAACAATAGCTCTAACTATAACAAAGATGTTATTAAAAAGAATGGTAGGCTATATGACAAGATTGAACATACAGATGTATGGACAGGAGATGTATATGTAGACAAACTATTCTGGTATGACTGGATTGATCTACCAACAGTTATGCAAGATTATATTGTAGCTAAAGCTGCTGTAGTAGTGTCTAGCAGAATTGTAGGTGATGAAACTCAATATGAAATGCTACAACAAAGAGAAGTCCAAAGTAGAGCTGCTGTAATGGAGTATGAATGTAATCAAGGAGATTATACATTCTTTGGACATCCACGCGGACAGAATAACTACAACAGCTATCAACCTTATCACGCATTGTATCGCTAATGGCAAGTGTAACTCAGACGGTATCTAATTATTTAGGTGGCGTATCAAAGCAGACAGATGACAAGAAGATGCCTGGTCAATTAAGGGAGTGTATTAATGCACTACCTGATCCAACGTTTGGGTTAATGAAAAGACCAGGACTAAAGTTTGAAAAACAATTATCCACTACTAACTTAGATGGTGCTAAGTGGTTTTATATTCATAGGGATGGAGATGAAACATATATTGGCAGAATATCTGAAGGGACTCCAGGTAACATTGCTATTTGGAATGCAGCTACAGGCGTTGCTTGTACTGTCAATAATGTAGCTGAATACCAGCACTCATATCTAAATACAAACAAAGATAACTACCACGTACTAACAGTACAAGACACTACATTCATTACAAATAAAACACAGGTAGTTACAACAGAAGCAGCACCAAGCTATACACTTAACACTGTTGGTACTATTCATTTGAAGATGGTTTCTTATGGTGAAAGATATGAAATCATTATAAACGGTGTTAAATCACCTGACTTTATAACTAGACGTGGTGAACAAGCAGCTACATGGAGTTCTACTGCTCAAAAATTAAGTGGAAAGGATATTCTAGATCAGCTAAAAACTAATGTAGAAGCTATGGTTCTAGGTGGACCACTGACAATCACACAATTAAATTCATCTTTAGAGTTATCATATAAAGAACGTCCTATCGCTAGTTCTTCTCCAGTTGATATAACTGGTACTGGTATATATAAAAATTTAGATACTGTAATCACTGTTGCTGGGCAGATTGCCACAGTAGATACTATTAGCGCAGCTGATGCAGGTAGAACAGAAGGTTCTTATACTATAGGTGCTTCTGATTACACTACTGCACCACCTAATGACCCTGATACAGGATTACCTTATCCTAGTGGTACTGGAGCTACATTCACTGTTGATATTGATGATGTTGGAGCAGCTACTGTTACATTAACTAGTGCTGGTTCAGGATTCCATGAAGATGAAGTTATTACAATTACTGATGATAAGTTAGGGGGCTCTAATATAGCACCATCTACATATGCTAGTGATTTAACATTTAATGTAAATGAATTAAAAAGTGGCTTAAAGGTAGAGGTAGATATTAAAGATGGTGATGTTCAAAGTATCATCCCGAAAGATAAAGGTATTGGATACGAAACTAATGATGTAGTAACAATCGATATTCCAGACATAAGTGCTACAGCTAGTGTTACTGGTACATTAGGAGAACTTGTTCCAACTGCATTTACATTAGAAGTGAATGATGATAAAGGAAATGTAAACCTAGAGTGCTTCCAAGAAGAAACAACTTCTATAGCTGGTATCCCTTATGAAAGTGTAGAGAATAGATACCTAAAGATAGTAAATACAGCAGCAGTAGAGGATTCATATTGGTTAAGGTTCTACCCTGATAATGGCACATATGGTCCAGGTAAATGGGAAGAATCTAGAGCACCGAATGTATCACCTGGTTTGGTAGATTCAACCATGCCTCATGAGTTATTTAATGATGCGACCAATTCATTTATATTCAGACCTATAGAATGGAACGGTAGAACATCAGGAGATGATGTAACTAACTCTGATCCTAGTTTTGTAAACTATACAATACAACAAGCTTTCTTCCATAACAATAGGTTAGGTTTTCTTACTGAAGATAATGTATCAATGGGTCAATCTGGTGATGTATTTAATTTCTACTTCACTTCAGCATTAACAAGTACAGATTTAGATCCTATTGATATTAGTTGTGCAAGTATTAGACCAGCAAAATTACATTCAGTTATACCGACTGCTCAAGGTTTGATTTTATTCAGTGCTAAACAACAGTTTATTATGTTTTCTGATACTGAGATCCTGACACCATCTTCATCAGTTATTAGAGCACTATCAAACTATGAGATGGATACTTTAATGGATCCTGTAGATGTAGGTACTTCTATAGCCTTTGTAAGTAAAACACCTAGTTACACTAGAGTATATGGAGCTACTACTAGAGGATCGCAAGAGAATCCTTTTGTGTATGACATAGGTAAAGTTGTATCAGAATGGATACCTAATACTGTAACTGAATTAATTGCAAGTCCACAGAACTCGATGATTGCTTTATATGGTGGTACTTCTAATTTTATGTATTTATATAAGACATATCAAGTTGATGAAAAGAATTTAATGCAAGCTTGGGTTAAGTGGAAGCTACCTGGAGATATTCAATTCTCTGTTATTGATTCAGATTATATGTATTCAGTAGTCAAGAATGGTAATAACTATGACTTACTAAAAGCTAGTATGACTCAAACACCAGATGAAGAGATCATTGTAACTAGTGACGGTAGACAGGTTAATCCTCATATGGATTATTATGCTCCAGCTAGTTCAGTTAAATACAGAGAAGTAACTGGTTTCACTATAGATAACGGTGGAAGTGGGTACACTACTGCACCTAATGTAATTATTTCAGCACCTATTTTACCTACTGCTGGATTCAACTTTGGGGAACAAGCTGAAGCAGAAGCAACTATTACAAATGGAGTAGTGACTGGTTTAACTATAACTAAGCATGGTAGTGGTTATGAAGCCCCACCAACAGTAACTATTGACGCGGCACCTAGTGGAGGCACCGATGCTACAGCTACAGCTTCGGTTAATACTGATGATTTCACTAGATGTTACCTACCTTATGATGATATTACAACTTTAACACCTGTGTTAGTAATGGCAGGTGAGGCTAACTTCGGTACCATCAACCCAACTGGATTTACTATTAGTCCTGAAAGAGGTGATGATGGTAACCCATTTTTTAAAATACCTAGAAGTAATTTAAGTTTATCTAGTAGTGCTACTGCAATAGTAGGTTACAAGTATAACTTTGAAGCAGAACTTCCTAAGACTTATTATAAGACTGATGACTCAGGTGAAATGTCTGATTATACAGCTAATTTAACTGTAGCTAGAATGAAATTCTCAGTAGGATTATCTAGTGTTGTAGGATTTAAATTAAAACGTAAAGGATACATCGGACCTTCAGCAGAGTTCATTGGTGACGGGAATAATAATATATACTACATACCGTTTGAACTTAATGAAGAGGAAGGTATTGTAGTTAAAAGGAATGGTTACAATTTTCCTGGATACACTATCTCTAAAAGGTTAGATTCCAATGGTAATGCTATTGCAGGTCAATCTAAAATAACACTTCAATCCAACCTTCTTCTTAATGAAAAATTATTGGTAACTACAGACACTTGGTACGACGTACAACCAGTACAAGAAGCTGGAGAGTATTTAGCTGATGATGTCCCACTAACAGAAGACAATATATTCACTATACCTATACATCAACGTAATGATAATTTTTCATTAAAAGTATTCAGCAACTCACCATTCCCTATATCTTTAAATTCAAGTATGTGGGAAGGTAATTATTCACCTAAATTTTATA